GTCTGTGCGATTGTTTCTTTTATTGCTTCTATAAACCACCTAGCAAATGCTTTAACTGCTCTTGGTATATTAACTACTATGTGATAAGGGAGAGCCAATATATTAAATATTAGATTTATAAACTTCTTTATCATCTTATCCTTCTAATAGGAATTATTGAGCTTGTTGCTATGATCTGGGATACTAATATTACAGGCACAACAACTTCTTGTGCCTTCTCTTTCTGATCAGTTGTCATATCATTACCTAACTCTATAACTTCTCTAAGTTCTATTGGTTCTATCTCTATATCAATAATAGCACCGATTGGATCTGCTATAAATTCTTCTAACTGAACTTCTACTACTGCATCTGCTAAGGTATAGTCATCACTATCATCTTCTGCTGCTCTCTCTACAAACTCCTCAACTGCTTGTGCAACAGCAGGTTCTTCCTCTATAAGTTCAGCAACAATCTCTAGCTCCTCTGTTTCCACACCTAATACTTCAGCTACTACTTCTTGTTCTTCTTCAGTTAAAGTATCTAATTCCTCTATAGTATCAACAACTTCCTGGACAGCTTCCTTTTCTTCCTCTGTCAGCTCATCAATAGCTTCAGTAGGTGGTGGTAGTGTTGTAGTTGTAGTTGTTGTGGTGGTTGTAGTAGGGGTTAAAGCAACTATAATTTCTTCAGCATCAACCTCTTTTATTTCTATAACTTCTTCCTCAACTTGTTCTGCTAACTCCTCAAGTTCCTCAATATTTTCTTCTATTTCCTGCATAACCTCAATAAATTCTTCAAGTTCTTCTTCATCTAATTCAACATCTGATTGTAAGTTAGCTTGTAACTCTGCCTTAATAGCATCTTCTTTTTCTTTCTGTATGCGTTCAGCTTCTAACCTAGCTTCTTCTTCAGCTTTAAGCCTAGCTTCTTCCTCTAGTCGTAATCTCTCTGCTTCAAGTTCAGCAGCTATTCGTTCTTCTTCAGCAATACGAGCAGCTTCAGCTTCTGCTGCTTCTCTTGCTTCTCTATCTCTGCGTTCAGAATCTAACTCCCAATAGCCTGTTTCAGATTGGTTCTTATCTCTCTCCCAATCTTGAGCATCTTGATATTCTCTCTCTACTCTTTCATCATTAGTTTCAAGTACACCTGTTTCAGCAAAGTTATTGTTTCTCTCTATATCTAATGGACTAAGAGTAGTTGTAGTTGTTGTAGTAGGTGGAGTTGAATCATACTTCCAGTAAATAGTATCAATGCCTACCCAATCAGATACAGTAACAACAAAGCTAATTATATATTTTCCTGTTACAGCTTTGGTCAAATCCTCGTATGAAGTATTACCTTGAGCATTTTTATTTATTGTTTCATCAGTATCATCAGAGTAATTATATTTAATAGTATAAGCATAATTAACACCAGCCATTCTAAAACCTATTTCAGTAATATCGTGGTCATCAGGAAGTGTAAAAGTATAAGAAGCCGCTTGTGAATTGCCTACATAATTATCTTTCAAGCTAAAGAAGTACTGCCCACTTACACCACAACAGTTCTGGTCGTTTCTAGTAGATACATCATCACTATCAACAGCAAGGCTACCACTAGGAACTGTTAAGTCAGTAACTAATGCACCATTCTCTCCATCAAAGGTTTCTGTTTCTGTTGTTATATGACTATCTGCAT